AACAAAATGAACAAAATGAACCCCAAGACTGTTTCTGATTACATTGCTCTATTCACTGCTGTTAAAGAAAAGTATGGTGATATTAAAGTTATGAATGTTGTTTCTGATTATATTGATGACCGTGATGAAATGAGAGATGAGTTTTGTGATATTATGATTTCTTCTGGTTCTAAGTCTTTAATTAAAGGTGATCATTATTTGAATGATGAAACTATTTTAGTTCTTGTTACTGATTGATTACTAACTACTAACACACTATTATGAACAACACTCTTTCTCAACGTATGGAAAAGGCATTCCTTACTCAGTGCTTTATTCTAATCAATGATGTACAAGTTCCAACTAAAGAGTTCATTCCTTATCGTAAGACTTTATGGACACCAAAGACTATAAGTTCTAGGTGATTTATGTTGATTTAGTTAACATTTCTTAACTGAATTAAATGTATTAAAAAACATATAAGATGGAATGTGCTAGTATGGTATAAATGTGTCATATTATACAGTTATATGATGTATTATAGTGTTATGTGTGTTATCTTGAAGTAATGCTATTTCTTATAGTGTTATGTGTGTTATCTTGAAGTAATGCTATTTCTTATAGTGTTATGTGATGTATTATAGTGTTATGTGTGTTATCTTGAAGTAATGCTATTTCTTATAGTCATCTAAGCCCGTTAATTATAATAACACAGCACTGTATAATAACACTCTAGTTCTCCACAGGTACATAAGATAACCTAGTATTTGCAATGCTTTATAAGAAACGACCTGGGGAAAACTATCATAAATCTGGGGAAAACTATCATAAATCTGTGTAAAAGCAAAACTATTATAAATAATAACATCTAAGATATTCATAGAGCAGCACTTGAACTCTCCTACGGGACCAAGAGGTAACAATCTGACAGGGTAGACGAGATACTTTATATGATAACAAGAGGGAGTTAGTACACGGTCTCCGGCGCAATAAAATCGTTGATATAACTAGATTGTATCAGTAATCAGTTTCAAATTAGAATACAATAACTATTCATTTGAATTCAGTTGAGATTAACACCTTAAAGTATAACAAAAGACCAATGCAGGTCTTATGATAACTCTTTTCTTAAAGTATAAAGAAATGGGTGATTTTGTTGTATGTAATATTATTCGTTTATATGATACCCTGGGTATAGTTGACATTTCCTTCAAGCAGTGCTATGCTATTCGTGTTGCACAGTAGATGACAGTTACCGTCATTCGTCATAAAATATTTACATTAGACAGAGTTCGTCTATTACTGTGCGGTCGCTTCGTGTATAATGACCTCTAAGTGCTTCGTGTATGATACCCTGGGTATAGTTAGCATTTTGTGTAAACGGTGCTGTTAGAATGCCTCACAGCAGTTGCTGACAGTTACTGTAAGGCACCATAAAGTATTCTTATATGCTATACCAGTTCTTTATACAACCATCGAAACATCTTCGTTTATTCATACCCTGGGTATAGTTAGCATTTCGTGCAAACAGTGCTGTTAGTAACTATGCCGCACCAGTTCTTTATGCTTACCCTGGGTATAGTTTGTAAATATAATCAAACAGTTGTGATTAACAGTTATTATAAGATTTCGTTTATTGTATACCCTGGGTATAGTTTATAATTATAATCAAACAATACTGATAGTTATTAAAATATTGTTTCGTCTATTATAATAAAACAGCACTGTTTGACAGTTATATTCTGCGTTGTTTGGTTCTTATTGGTAACCGATGCTTAAAGGGTTTCTAAGGGTCTAAAAGCTAATTTGAAGGGTCCCTGTAACCTACAAACCTTTGAAAACGCTTGAACATATACACATCAAAGAAAAAAAAATTCCAGGATTTAGAAATCTATAAAAAGGTTTATGAGCATATAAAAAAAATGCCCATAAAAAAAATCTCACAAAAAGTCAAAAACACTATATAAAAAGAAACACCCCCCATCAGAAGAATAAATGAAATTAGAATTTGACGATTACGAGAAGGACATTTTACTAGAAACCATTCAACATAGATTAGATACGGATAAGATATTGATAATCAATAATTCGCTTCGAGAAGAATTAAAAGACCTTCTGAGAAAAGTAGAAGAAGATGAATACTTATAATATAAGAGTAAAGGGGGAGAGTATATTATCACAGGTTCCTCAGAAAGATTTACAGGATAATCTGAAACTTATCAGAGGTCTTGTATGGACCTCTGGTGGTTGTGATGAAGATATTGAGGTAGTATCAAATAAAAAGAACATATTGCAATAAATCAATTGCGGTGATATAATTAGACAGACCAAACAAAATTATTGGAGTTATTACTTTGGCGAAAGGTTTTACAGTAAAGGCAAAGGCGCCCGGAAGCACATCTTCAGAGGGAGAATTTAATTTAGCAGAAACACGACAATCAATTCAAGGAAAGTCAATAGTATTTTGTCTTCCTGGTCGTGGAGTATCATATACTTATTTGAAAAGTTTTGTTCAATTATGTTTTGATATAGTACAAGCAGGAGCAAGCATTCAGATTTCACAAGATTATTCATCGATGGTAAATTTTGCCCGATGTAAGTGTTTGGGAGCAAATGTTCTCAGGGGACCAAAGCAAGTACCTTGGGATGGAAAGTTAAAGTATGATTATCAATTATGGATTGATAGTGATATTGTATTTGATGTAGAGAAGTTCTATCGTCTTGTGGCTATGGATAAGGACATCGCAGCAGGATGGTATTGTACAGAAGATGGACAAACTACTTCAGTTGCTCATTGGTTGGATGAAGAGGATTTTAGAGGTAATGGGGGAGTAATGAATCACGAAACCTTAGAAACTATGAGCAAACGTCGCAAACCATTCACAGTAGATTATACTGGATTTGGATGGGTATTGATTAAGAATGGAGTATTTGAGAATCTCGAATATCCTTGGTTTGCACCTAAGATGCAAGTATTTGAATCTGGTGAGGTTCAAGATATGTGTGGCGAGGATGTCTCATTCTGTCTAGATGCAAAAGAAGCAGGTTATGAGATTTGGTGTGATCCACAGATTCGTGTAGGACATGAAAAGACTAGAGTACTCTGAGTTATACTTCTCAGATAATTCTTGACCTTTTCGAATGATTAAACTATAATACCTCTATAAGATTATTGAAAGTCTTATGGAGGTATTTTTATAATTATTATAATCTTATAAAAATCGCGCTAAAATCCGTTAATTGAATTATGAAGGAGAGCAATTAAAACAATGGCAATAAACAAAAAAGATGCAAATCTTGATGGTAGACCAAAGAATACTATTCAAGGATCAGGAAAGAATACAAAATTCTCAAAGACAAGTAGAAATGGTGCTAAGAAGAAATATAGAGGACAAGGACGTTAATGTTTAATAAATAAATTTTTAATTTAAATATTGGAACAGTTCTCTATGGGCACACACCTCTTATTGGAGGTATATAATGTGGAATATAATATTTTAAATAACGAAATGCCTCTTTTGGAAATAATCAAAAGAGGCATTTCTCGTGCTAATATGACTATTTTAAATATCTTTACTCATAAATTTGAACCACAAGGTCTCACAATCGTAATTGCATTAGCGGAAAGTCATTTTTCGGCACATACTTGGCCAGAAAGAGGATGTATTGCAATTGATATCTATACTTGTGGAGATGGGAATCCAAAATTGATTGCTATAGAATTACTCAAATACTTAAATTCTTATAATTATAAGATTAAAACATTAAATCGTTAAATACAATTGGAGATAGCAACCTCCGTAATAAAAGTTCTGTTTTAATACTAAAACAGGAGCTAACAATGTCAAATTTAAAAGTAGATAGGGACAAAGAGTATATGCATGATATGTGGGGGACCACTCATCTTGTTACTGATTATAAACCAGAATCAACAAAAAGAGTTATTCAGGAATTTTTGAATGACCAAGCACCAAAGCATGATTTAAAGAAACAATCTGATCTTCATGAAATAATTCGTAACGATATTGATTATGATGATTGGGAATATGGAACTGAACCAAATTATGGAAAATCTTGGAAAAAAGTATTATAGATATATAAAAGTACAAAAGTTGAATGGCAGTAACAATCTCTCGTAGTTTTAAAGACATTAGTTTATCCTTTTCGAGACATCCAGTTACAAATGATATTGTAATTCTCAAAAATGAGGATGCAATTAAAAGATCCGTGATTAATTTGGTAAGAACTCGTCTTGGTGAGAGATTTTTTAATAATTTATTAGGAACTTCTGTTGATAAATCTCTCTTTGAAATCCAAAACTCCGACATTACATCATTCTTAGAAGAAGAAATCTCAAATTTATTAAATAATTTTGAGATTAGAATTAAAGTAAAGGATATTACTACAGAATCAGATCCAGATAGTAATGATTTAAATATTCGTATATCCTATGACATTATAGGGCAACCATTTCCAAAACAAAATATAGAATTTATCCTACAACCAACTAGAATATAATGTCATTTAATCAATTTACAAATTTAGATTTTGCCGATATTAGATCTCAGATTAAAGATTACCTGAGATCTAATACTAATTTTACTGACTTTGATTTTGAAGGATCTAATTTTTCAGTATTGATTGATGTTCTTGCTTATAATAGTTATATTACCGCATATAATACTAATATGCAAGCAAATGAATCATTTATTGATTCTGCAACATTAAGAGAAAATGTAGTTTCTCTTGCAAGAAATATTGGATATGTTCCTAGATCCAAGAGAGCATCACAATCAAAAATATCATTCACAGTAAATACTAATAATATAAACTCTAGAACAATAACCCTCAAAGCAGGAATTGTATCTTTAGGTGCAATTGAATCTGGAAACTATATATTTTCCATCCCATCAGATATTACTGTATCTGTTGATGATTTTAGAGTTGCAAATTTTGAAAATATATCAATATATGAAGGATCATATCTTACTAAAACTTTTACAGTTGATAATGCTCTAGTAAATCAAAAGTATATTATAGATAATTCAAATATTGATACGACTACAATTAATGTAAATGTAACTAATACTGCAAATGAAAAATATTCACTTTATGAGAATATTTTAAATATTGATAAAAATTCTAAAGTATTTTTAATTCAAGAAATTGATGATGAAAAATATCAAATTATTTTTGGAGATGATTTGCTTGGAAAGAAACCAAAAAATCAAAGTACAATAAAAGTTTCTTATATTGTAACAAATGGAAAGGATGCAAATGGAGCATCCAATTTTACTTTCTCTGGAACTTTAGTTGATAATAATGGAACTAGCATTACATCTGACATTTCTCCCATAACTACCATAATATCCTCCCAAAATGGTGATGATATAGAATCAATAGATTCTATCAAATATCTTGCACCGAGGGTCTATGCTTCTCAATATAGGGCAGTCACAGCAAATGATTATAGAGCTTTGATTCCATACCTATATCCCAATGTCGATTCTGTAACTGCATACGGTGGAGATGAATTAAATCCACCAGAATATGGAAAAGTTTTTATATCAATAAAACCAAGAAATGGTAATTTTTTATCACAAATTACGAAGAACGACATTAAGAAAAAATTAAAACAATATAGTATTGCTGGTATTAAACCAGAAATTATAGATTTGAAATATCTTTATGTTGAATTGGATACCACAATATATTATAATAAATCATTTACTTCCGATCCAATTTTACTTAAAAATTCAGTTACAAATTCATTAAATTCATACTCAAAATCCACAGATGTGAATAGTTTTGGTGGGAGATTTAAGTATAGTAAAATAAATACTTTAATTGATAATACAAATAAAGCAATTACATCAAATATTACAAAGATTAAAATAAGAAGAGATTTGCAGCCATTATTTAATACATTTGCAACATATGAATTGTGTTTTGGTAATAAATTTCACCAAAAAACAAATAACCATAGCATCAAATCTTCTGGATTTATTACAAGTGAATTTACAGAAACTGTATATGTTACTGACATTCCAAGTACAAAAACAAATGGTAAATTAATACTATTCAAACTTGTAGATAATCTTCCAGTTGTAGTAAAAAATGATGCAGGTACTATTGACTACTCTCTGGGAGAAATTATACTATCAGTAATTAATATTACATCCACTTCCCTTCAATCTGGAGTTATTCAAATTGAAGCAGTTCCAGAATCAAATGATGTAATTGCACTAAAGGATTTGTATCTTCAAATAGACATCTCAAATAGTGTGGTAAATACTATAGAAGATACAATTGAATCTGGAGAAAATACTTCAGCTACTCTATATACTTCAACATCAAGTTACTTAAACGGACCATATATTAGATAAATGTCTGAAATTAAAAGAGTTAAAATCAATCACATCCTAGATTCTCAAATTCCAGAGTTTCTTAATGAAGATTCTCCTCTATTTAAAGAGTTTCTGAATCAATATTATATTTCACAAGAACACCAAACTGGTATTGTTGATTTATCAAATAACTTACCAAAATATAAAAGTATTGATAATTTAAATAACGAAACTCTAATTGATATTGGTCTTAAATCTCAGTTAGTATCATCTATTTTACCATTCGATGATACTATTAATGTTTCTCATACAATTGGATTTCCAGATAATTATGGATTATTAAAAATTGATAATGAAATTATTACATATACCTCAAAAACTAAAACTTCCTTTATTGGTTGTGTTCGTGGATTTAGTGGAATTGAAAGTTTCACCAATAATAATGATCCAGAATTTTTGACATTTTCTTCCACATCCGAAGAAGATCACATTGAAGGTTCTATTGTAAATAATTTAAATTTCACATTCTTTTTTGAATTTTTTAAAAAATTCAAATATCAATTTTTACCTGGTTTCGAAGAAAGGAATTTTACTTCTGGAGTTTCTATTCAAAATATTTTATCAAAAGCAAAAGATTTCTATACATCAAAAGGAACCGACCAATCGTTTAATATCCTATTCAAAGTTCTTTTTGGTGCAGAAGTAGAAATAATTAAGCCTCAGGATTATATGTTGAGGCCATCTGATAATAATTATTTCATAACAAAAAATATATTAGTAGAAAAAATTTCCGGAGGAGATCCCCTTTTATTACCTGGATCTACACTCTATCAAGATATTATTGGTGTAGGTACTGCATCTGCATCAATTTATAATGTCGAATATAGACCAATACAAGGAAAAGATTTATATGAAATATCTCTTGACAAATCTTCATTTATTGGATCATTCGAATCAACAGGAACAACAAAAATAATCGAGAATACTTCACTCGAATCGACAGTATTGAATGTTGATTCTACAGTTGGATTCGCATATTCAGGAACAGTATATGCAAACAGCAATTATGGAAATATACTTATACAATATACCGACAAAACAAATACACAGTTATTGAATATTACTGGACTAACGCATGAATTGAATTTTGGAAATCAAATTTACGAAAATAAATTAGCATATTCATATATTGAGTCCAATATAACTTCTCCAATCGAATTTAGAGTTATTAATGTAATTGGAGATATTGATTTCAGCAAATCTTCGAATTTGAGAAAGGGAGATAAAATATCATTAAGTTCATTTGGAAAAAATATTTCAGATAACTATAAATTTACAAGTTGGATTTATAACATTCCAACACACCACAACATCAGTTCTATCGAAATCATATCAGAACTTACATATAGAATACATTTGAAAGATGATGTAAATTTTTATGTAAATGAAAAAATTTATATAATAGATGGAGAATCTCAAATTGAAGGAACAATCACACAAGTTAACGATGGAATTGTTATATCTACTGGAAGTAATTTAGATTTAAATAAAATTAATAGCATCAGAAGAACTCTTTCAAAAGCAAATTCGGATATTTTTCCCGAGGTATCCTCAATATGTGCATCTATACAAAATACATACATTGATAAAGAAGAAGAATATTTATATGTAACTTGTTCTGGACTTCCTGATTATAAACTAAGTTGTACTTCAACTATAGGTATTATTACTTCTGTTGGTTCAGGAACATCTATTTTTATTTTACCAGATCATAATTTCCTAACTGGAGATAAAATTTATTATAAATCCAATTCCAGTGAAATTTCAACTGGAATATACTTTTCTACAAAAATAAGTAACAACGAAATTAAATTATCTTACAGTAATGGAGATATTTTTGAAAAAAAATATATTAAAATTAATAATAAAATCACATCAGATCAAGCCAATAGACTTGGTTATGAAAATAAAACCATTAAAGATCAAAGATTATTAAAAAAATTCAAATTAAATGATAATATTGAATATTTTGATAATCCAACAAAAAGAACAACATTTAATAGATCCGTTGGTCTTTTGGTAAATGGAGTAGAAATATATTCTCCATCATTATTTGATGAAAATATCTACTATGGAATGTTAGATTCCATTATCGTTACAAATTCTGGAAAAGATTACGATGTAATAAATGCCCCAAGTGTTATTATTAATGATTCTTCTGGATCTGGAGCAAAGGCACATCTAGCAATTTCTGGTTCCGTAAAAGAAGTAAAGGTAAATTATCCTGGTATTGGATATGACAGAAAACCAAAAATAACAATCGTTGGTGGAAATGGAAATGGTGCTGTATTAGAATCCAATTTAGTAAAATCAAAAATTGTTTCTAGTTTCAAATCAAATAATACATACACAAATCCATTTACAGATACGATCACATTTTTAAATAATCATAATTTTGATGATAACGAAGAAGTAATTTATTCATCAAATGGAAATACAAATGTTCCTGGATTAATCAACAAATCAAATTATTTTATACAAAACATAACACAAAACTCAGTAAAACTATATGGATCAAAAAATGATTCTATAGTTGGTATCAATACGATAAACATTACTGGAATTAGTTCTGGGTTCCATCAATTGAGTACTCTAAATTCAAAAAATACTATAACAAAAATATATGTAAAGAATGAAGGAGAGAATTATTCAAATAGATTAGTTAAAATATCTTCCAATCCACATCCAAATTTTGATTTTAGTGTGATATCCGGAATCAATACCGCAGATAATTATGTTTTTGCAAAAAATCACGGATTTAAAAATGGAGATTACGTAAGATACTTACACACAGATACTTCCATAATTGGTTTATCTACTAATATAGAGTATCAAGTAACAGTAGTAGATCAAAATAAATTCAAATTATCTGATGCTGGAATAGGAAATACATCCACTAATCAGAATTATTTAAATAAAAAATATGTTCAATTTGATTCTTTTGGTATAGGAACTCATACATTTTACTATCCACCTATAGAAATTAATATAGAAACAGTATCTGGAATTGGTTCTACTGCCATCGTTTCTCCATTATTAACTCCTGTAATTTTGGGTTCTATTGAGAGTGTTTATATTGAAGATGGTGGGGTCTCCTATGGTTGTTCCGATATAATTAATTTTCATAGAAGACCAAATGTTGGTTTATCTTCAATTAGTTCTGCTATATTGAAACCTGTAATTATAGATGGTCGTATTTCTGATGTTCAAGTTATATTTGGTGGTAGTGGATATGATAATGGAACTGAAATAATAGTATATGGAAATGGAAAATATGCGGATTTGAAGCCCATAATACAAGGAGGATCAATCATATCAATAAACATTGAAGATAGTGGAATTGGTTATACATATCCAGATACAGTATTAAGTGCAATACGAAGAGGAGTTGATTTAAAATTTGTAGCAAATGTTTTTGAATGGAAAATAAATCAAGTCGAACGCAATAAAAAATTAATCGAATCCAATGGAGGAAATGATGAGGCAATTACTCATCCATCAATAGATTCTAGTTTGGGATTACAACCAATAAATTTTTATCTACCAAAACAACTTAGAGTAAATATTGGAGATAATATTTATGATTCCGATCCATCCAACTATAAACATTCTCCAATTATAGGTTGGGCATATGATGGAAATCCAATTTATGGACCATACGGATATGTAAATTTAACCGATAAAACAGTTAAATTAATTGAAACTAGCTATGGTATGACAAATCAGTATGTTAGTACTCTTAGGCCAGATAAAACTATTTTTGCTCCTGGTTTCTTCATTAATGATTATGAATATAAATCTTCTGGTGATTTGGATGAATATAATGGAAGATATTGCACTACTCCGGAATATCCTTATGGGACGTATGCATACTTTACAACATTTCACTTAGCATCAAATATATTAATTCAAGATTATCCATATATTGTTGGGAAAAAATTTAAAGATACTCCATTGATGGAAAATTTCGATCCAAGTTTCTCCCAAGATAAAAATATATCTCAATATAATTTAATTAGAAACTTTAGTAATCATTATATAGATTCTACTAATTCTGGATATGAAATTCTTGAGAAAATTTCCCCGAAACTAAATCAAGAATTTAGAGTAACTGAAATAAAAAAATCTGGAATTTCTTCAATTTTTATTGATTCTGCTGGAATAAATTATTCGGTTGATGATGTTATTGGATTTGTAGAATCAAATGAAGGTACTGGAGTAAGTGCTCAAATTTCCAGAATAAATGGAAAAAATATTTCAAATCTTACTATTGGAGTAACTACTTTTGATGATGTTATATTTTATTTAAAAGAAACTAGTTCAAATAATATAGTTGGTATAACTTCTTCCATTCATAATTTCACCGATGGTGATAAAATTATAATTTCTGGAATATCTACAATTACACTTTCCCAATTAGAGGGAACAAAAACTATTTTTGTTAATCAAAATACAACTGGATTGACTACAGATATCCAGAATGTATCCGCAACTGGAATATCAACTTTTATTGAAGTTAAAGATATATTTGGATTCCAAGTTAATGATTCAATTGGAATAGGATCTGAAAGTATGATTATCACTGGTATAGTTCCAGAAAAATCATATTTATTAGTAAATAGATCAAATAGTGGAGGAATTCACAGTGTAGGTATAGAAAGTGTAAAACTTCTCACTAATAAATTTGAATTTTATGAACAAAAACCCATTGGATATGTAATTCCAGAAAATAAAACAATATATTTTGACCCAACAAATACAATTGGGTATGGGCAAAGTGGTTCTACTTATTCTGTTGTTGGTATTGGATCGAGTACAATAAATCCAAGATTTGTTCCATCTAGATCAATTTATATACAAAATCACAAATATTATACTGGACAGCCTTTAATTTACAATTATTCTGCTGGTGCAGGTATAAGTGCATATTCAGAAGAAGATTCTTCTATTATAAAATTAGAAAATAATCAAATCATTTATGCGGTAAATATTGGGGATAATTTACTTGGAATTTCTACATTAGGATATACTACTTCTGTAGGAATTGGAACTACATTAAATTCTTTAGTATTTTTATATAATTCTACAGTTGGTTATTCTCATTCACTCACAACACATTATCCAATAATTACAGGAAAAGTTCAGAATTATGCTGGAATTATAACTACTTCAGAACCACATAATCTTGAGAATGGAGATAAAATTAGATTTACAATTCTTCCTTCACGAGAAGAAATAGTTAAATTTAGATATGATGCAAAAAATAAAAAAATAACTACCGATTTAATTGGAATTACGACAGATTTAGTCTCAATTGGATCATCGTCTAATATTAATATTGTTAATAACTCACTAAAGACTGGAGATAAAGTAATTTATTATTCTGGAGGTAGTGCAATTGGAGGACTGGTAGATAAATCAATATATTACATATTAAAACAAAATCCCGATAAAATTCAATTGTCAAAATATGCATATGATGCATCCGTTGGAATTTCTATATCCTTTACTTCTGTTGGTGTTGGAACTCATAATATTGCACTAATAAATCCACCAATTTCATTCTCGAAGGGAAATATAATTACATTTGATATATCAGATTATTCTTTAACTGATATGAAATTGGAATTTTATAGGGATCAAAATTTCCAAAAGAAATTTGAAATAGACAAAAAACAAACCACACCATTAGCAATTAATAGAAGTAATGTTGGATCAGTTTCTGTACACACAAACCAAAGAGACGTGCCAAGTTTATTATATTATAATTTCATTCCAACTTCCCACGAAGATATTGATAAATTTAGCATATCATATGATGCTGAAGTTGTTGGAAACAATAAAATAGACATTAGATCAAGTATTCTATCTTCCGATCAAAATATTATATCAATTGGGGAAACATCATTTAAATTTAATCTAAATCAAAAACCAGAATACATTTCATATACTCAATCTTCTGGTGTATCTTCAGTATTTTATGATACAGACTCAAAGAATGCAACTGGTTTAATATCAAAGATAAGAGTAAATTCTAGTGGAAAATCATATACATCATTGCCGCAGATTACTTCAATAGTAAGTACATCTGGAAGTGGAGCAGTTTTATATGCAGTTTCTGATGAAATTGGAAAAATCACATCAATTGATAGGATAAAAGATGGATTTGATTATCCATCAGATCCAACTATTGTACCACAATTGAGCATACCTGCAGTTTGCATAATTAAAGATATTGCTAGAATTGGTTATGTTAATGTTTTATCTGGAGGAAATAACTATAATACTCCACCAAAATTAAAAATAATTGGAAATAATGAGGTATCATTAACAGCAAAGGCTCAGGGAGGAACAGTAACTGATGTAGAAGTAACAAAAAATACATTCAATTTAAAAAATCCTTTGAGAATTGTTCCTTATAATAATTCTAATGGATATGAAATATACACAATCAATGCTGATAGTGTTTCTGGAATTGGAACAATAGAATTACTTGATGATTATATCATATATCCACGAATGACTACTGGATACGGATCTACAGAAACAGTTTTCCCATTTTCAGTTGGAGATGAAATTTTTATCGAGAAGTGTAGATTAACTACAGCAACATCTGGACTTTCTAATTTTAATTCTAAAGATCATGGATACAGTTTCTTTACTGTTATCGGAGTAAACACAACAAACTATACTATAAACTACAAAATGCCTGAAATATCAGGCATCGGATCATTTGGTAATTATAATGATACATTAACTATTGGGTATGTCGTAAACCGAAAGGATATGCCAGAATTTGAAATGGTATTAGAAGATGATGCAAAATATTATTCCGGAGAAAGAGTTATTTCGGGATCTACATTTTCAGCAAAGGTAATGGAAAATGGTTGGGATAATGATACCAACCAATTGAGGTTAATTGATGTACAAGGAACATTAAATATAAACGATAAACTATATGGCGAGAGATCTAAATTAAATGGAACAATTAAATATATAAGTAATTTCTCTTTACCTGCTAATCTCACCCCATATAGAGATAAACTTAATGATTTTGGGGATAAAGTTGGATTTTTAAATGACTCGCAACAAAGAATTTCAGATAATAACTATTATCAGAAATTTTCATATTCAATCAAAGGAACTATACCATATACAACTTGGAAAGAACCAATCAAGTCTATTATTCACCCATCTGGATTTAAGGAATTCTCCGATCTGAATGTTATTGGTATAGTAACAACAGGACCATTAAATCTTGGTATTGGTAAATCCACCAATATGAAAGTAAAAACAATAAATATAAATCCAACATTATTAGTAAATATCGATAATGTATCTGATTTATTTGTAAAAAATAATTTTGCTATGGTATATGAGGAGGATAAACTCGATGATGGGACAGTAGAAAGAGTTTATTTCCCAGAAGGAACAGCATTGAGGTCATATACTTTAAATAAAACAAATAAAGTATTAAGAATTGATGATATAAGTGATCAGTTTACAGGAATAACAACTACTTTGGGTGGATCGGTTGTTGGATTGTCTTCATTTAAATTAAAAAATAATGGAGATCCAGTTTTTATTAAGGAATTTTCTGCATCAGATGATGCAATTGTAAATATAAATTACGATAAATTTAGTATCATAAATCATAATTTTCAATCAGGGCAAGAGATAGTATATAATAATAATTCTGGAACAATTATTGGTATTGCAACAACTTCTTATGCAACAGGAACACTTGATATATTAATGAAAGTTGGGGCTGGAATTGGAAGTGCAATATATGAAAATGGTTACAATAATTACATATCTCCATCAAGTATTGTTGGAATCAGTACTACATTAGTTCCTGCTGGACCATCTTCACAATATTTTGGACTTGGTAATTCATTGCCAAGTTCAGTAAATACTGGAATTGGTACGGGTGCATTATTTCAGATTTTAATAACATATAATACCACAACAGGAGTACCAATAGGAACTTCCTTACAGTTGATCGATGGAGGTAGAGGATATTCGATAGGAGAACAAGTTTCAATTGCTGGAACATATATGGGAGGTTTAACTCCAGCAAATGATTTGCAATTTACTATATCAAAAGTATCTACATCTAGAGCAGGTATTGCAAATACAACATATGTAAGTGTAGCATCTACTTCTAATGGATCTGGGTCTGGAGCATTATTCGATATTACTAGAGACTCAAATAAAGATGTTTCGTTAGTAAATGTCGTTTATGGGGGAGTAGGATATGCGTTAACCGATCAAATTATAATTGCCGGATCTGATGTTGGTGGTTCTGATCCAGCAGATAATATATATCTGTCTCCAACTTTATTAGGAACAAATAAACTTCCATCAAATATATTTGTTCGTAAAATAGATATAAACAATTTCCAAGTTTCTGGATTGTCTACGACTTTAAATAATCCTTTTGATTTAACTTCATTTGGATCTGGAACTCAAACATTTAGTTTTAAAAATCCAAATGAAAATGTGATTATTTCTATAGATAATATTATCCAAAGTCCAATTCATAGAAAAAATATATTTTTGGGACTTTCAACTTCAGTAGGTATTTCTTCTAATTTAATATATGTTTCTTCTGGAATTAATTCAATATTTAATAATGATATACTTAAAATAAATGAAGAATATATAAAAATCAATTCTATAGGTATTGGGTCCACCAATGTATTAAATGTAACAAGATCATTTATGGGATCAGTCTCATCTGCACATACGGTTGGTTCCGTCGTATCTATACACAAAGGTGACTTTAATATTATTGATGATATTATATATTTTTCTACCCCACCATATGGACCAGCAATTGCATCATCAGATCCACAATTAATTGCACATTCTTCATTTGGGGGAAGATTATTTTCAAGACAATTAGATGCATATATTCCATCTGACGAAAATCTAATATTAGACGATATATCTCCTCAATTTACGGGAATAGCAGCAACTGAATTTGTATTAACATCAAATGGAAATCCAGTCGTTGGAATTTACACAAATACAAATAGTAGTACAGATATAAACAACAATCCATTCATATTGATTAATAATATTTTTCAAACTCCAGGAATTGACTATACAGTTGATACTTCCAATAATAATACAATTAAATTCATATCAGGAATTCCAAGTGCAGGAAAAATTGTAAATGTTGCAATAACCACAGGATTTGGATATCAACCTCTAATCGGTGCCGCAGCAACAGTTTCGGTATCTGCAGCTGGAACTATCAATTCGATCGCCCTGAATGGCGCTGGAAGTGGATATAGGACCCCTCCAGTAATAAGTATAGCATCTACTGTAGGGTCTGGAGCAACAATTACATCAACAGTTGGGTTTGGTGGAACAATTACTTCATTAATAATAGAAAATGGAGGAATTGGATATACATTCACATCATTACCATCTGTAATTGTGGATATCCCTCTACCTTATAGTAATTTGAGTATTGCATACACTGGAGGTTCTTCTGGTAATGGAATGGGAGCAAAAGTATCCGTTCAAGTTGGATCTGGATCTAGTATTATTCAATTTTTTATGAATGAACCAGGAATTGGTTATAAAACTGGTGATATATTATCTGTAGTTGGTTTAACTACAGATCCAAATTCAGGATCGTCATTTAGTGAATTTACCATGACTGTACTTGAGACACTAACTGATAAATTTAGTGGATTTTTTACCGGACAGTTTATGTATTTTGATGATTTTTCAAATTATTTTAATGGTTCAAAAACCAAGTTCACATTAACTAAAACTACTTCTGGTATTACCGAAATTGTAGATTTGAAAAAAAATCCAGGTTCTGATATAGATTTGCAAAATAATTTATTCATATATTTAAATGATATACTACAAATACCAAATGAATCTTATATATTTTCAGGAAGTAGAATAATATTCACAGAACCACCAAAAAGTGGATCGAAATGTAGCGTCCTATTCTTCATTGGGTCCGTTAGAGATGTAGAAACTATAACTCCACCAAAAACTATTAAAGAAGGAGATGGTATTCAAATTGGAGAAAATATTTACGATAACTTGGATATTGAACAATTCGAAAGAATAGTCAAAAAAATCGTATCAAGTGACCAACTCGATACTTACAACTACGATAGTATTGGAATCAATACAGATACAAATAAACAAAGACCACTAAAATGGATAAAACAAAAACAAGATAGGATTATAAATGGTTCTTTAGTATCAAAAGCAAGACCAAGTTTAATAGCAACAGTCAGACCAACTACAAAATTAATTAAAAATGTAAATATTGAAGATACTTCGATTTATGTAAATAATGCATTTCCATTATTTACTGCAGTAGATTCATTACCAGAAGAAGATTCTAATGTATTGATAATAGAAAATAGAGATGTATTACCAGCAATAGCAACAGCAATAGTTTCTTCTGCTTCTACGATATCTTCAATTGAATTATCAACGGGAGGAATTGGATATGCATATACATCTTCGCCAATAGTTGCTATTTCTTCTATTTCTATACAATCGAAGGATCCAATTTTTAATTGGAATAGTTCAATTGGACTATCTACGGATGCTTCTTTATTATCAATAGTATATGGAAATCCAATAGTTTCCGTTGGACAGAGTGGAGTTGTTGCAATTACTACAGATGCAAAAAATTACAACTCAATTTCTAATATTGGGTTTGGGAAAACTATAAGTTTTAATTCCATTGGGGTCGGTTCTACCAATACCTATATTGCGGTTGGAGAATTTGGAAAAATAGTTACTGCGGTTGGATTTGGTACGACAATTTCATCTTGGGTAGAAATGAAAAAGTACGAACAACTGAATTCCATTGGCATTACTCAATATACTGAAAGTTCTTATAATTCTACTTTTAATGATGTAAAATATTCATCAACACTAGACAAATGGATTATAGTTGGTGCTGGCGGAAGTATATTCTCTGCTATTGGAATTGGTAGTACTTCATTTTTATTAATGAATTCAAACACATCACGAAATTTAAATTCTGTTGCAATTGGAAATCGTACTATAGCAGTTGGTGATAATGGTTTGATTTGTGGTACTCCAAATGCTGATGGAATTTATTGGGAAGTTATTCCAAATATAACATCAGATAATTTAAATAAAATCATCTGGACAGGAAATAAGTTTATTATAATTGGGAACAATAATACAATATATACTTCTACATTTGGAATTTCTTGGGATATAATCGTACCAAATATTAGTGGAGATTTTGTAAATATTGATTATAATGATTATTACAAAATATATCTACTGTTAGATTTATCTGGAAATTTATATTATTCCTTTGATTTGCAAATTTGGACATTAAGATCAACATCACAATCAAATATAATACAGGATATTTTATATCTAGATGACGTTAAAGCATATACTTTAGTTGGATCTGGAGCAACATCAATTTATTCAATTCCTACTTATAATCTTGCAACTGCAATATCCAATACTACTGCAGGAATAGTCACTTCAATTTCAATTACAAATCCCGGATTTGGATATAATGAAAATAATTCTCCAAATGTATTGATTGAACAAGACAAATCAATAACTGAACAAATAGTATCAATTAAAGCAAAGGGAGATTTTGGAATAATTGTTGGTGTGGATACTAGTTTGGGAATTGGATCATCACTTCCACAACTAATATTTCAATTGCAATCAGAATCTTATGATAATACCACATTAGGAATTGGATATTCATCATTAGATAGTTATGGGATATATTATAGTGGAATATTACCTGGAGATCATTTTGTAATCTATGATAGTAATGTTCAATGTGGACATGCACTAACTGGTATTACAACTTCCAATAATACAATAACTCGTATTGGAACTGCCTATACATATATCGATGGAGTATATTGTGCAGAAGAAGTTCAAAACTCTGGTGTTGGAATCGTGACTGTATTTTGTAAATTCTTACCAGGTCCAGGATATACAAATAAAATAATAGTAAATGCGGATGCGTCTAATGGTTTTTATGGAAAATATAGTTGGGGAAAAATATATGATTATCAAAATAGAGGAATTAATTCTCCAAAAAATTTCACAATAAATACAAATGACGGATTGCTTGGTTTATCATCTGCTCCAGATGTAACTAGAACCAGAGGTTTATTTAAAAGTAAATAAATAAATATAAACTACAAATAAAATGCCTGCTATTATATCTGACCAATTTAGAATATTGAACGCCGAAAACTTTACTAAAAGTCTTGTTGGAATCGGACAAACATTAAATCGTTATTATACATTTATTGGTCAACCAAATTCAACAAATACATTTGCCGGAGGATCTTCTTCTTGGGGAACTGGACCTTCTCCATTGGATGGATTTAAGGAAGAAAATGATATTAAAGACACGATTATTGCTATGAAACAAGTAACTACGGACGATGTTCGTAGAGTAGTCAGAAAAGTAACTTGGACTGCGGGAACTACGTATGAAATGTACAGGCACGATTATAATATATACAATAAAACTCCAATAACAAGTCAAGCTAATCTTTATGAAGCAAATTATTATGTAATCAATGAAGATCTTCGAGTTTATATTTGTCTCCATAATGGAGCAGATCCAGAAAATCAAAAAGGAAGACCTTCATATGATGAACCAAATTTCATAGATTTAGAGCCAAGATCTGCCGGAACTTCTGGAGATAACTATATCTGGAAATACTTATATACAATCAAACCATCGGAAATTATAAAATTCGATTCAATCGAATTTATTCCAGTTCCAGAAAATTGGGGAGAAGTTGGTGAAAGTATTTCATCAAAGGCAAATGCCGTAGATGGAAAGATCAATACTGTTATAATTAACCAAAGAGGTGATGGGTATAATCCAACATCATCCACATTTACAGATATACCAATACTAGGAAATGGAAGTGGAGGAAAGGTAACGGTAACAACAGATTCCTTTGGTAAAGTTTCAGAAGTTTATATTACTGATGGCGGAAGTAACTATACATATGGGACTATTAAATTTGAACCGGGAGCTCCTGGAATTACTACTTCATTGAGTAATGTTGGTGTTGGCACTTCATCAATTGCATCGTTTGATGTAATTATTCCACCAAAGGGAGGGCATGGATATGATGTCTATAGAGAACTTGGAGCATATCGTGTTTTAATATACTCCAGATATGAAACTTTAGAATCAAATCCAGATATAATTTCAGGAAATGATTTTGCAAGAATTGGAATTATAAAAAATCCAACAATTTCAGATAGTCAAGTAGAACTTTTAAATACATCAATAGTAAGTGGGTTAAAAGCATTAAAATTCACAGGTTCTGCTACCACTGCTACTACATATGCAGTAGATTCCACAATTACCCAAACAGTTGGATTGGGTTCTACTGCAATTGGATTTGTCGCTTCTTGGGATAATATTACTGGTGTTCTTAAATATTATCAACCGGTTGGTTTAGCAACAACGTCTGTTGGTTATAATATTATAAACTTTACTTCAAGTCCTGTATCTGGAGGAAATCTAACAATATATGGTTCTTCTATGAATGGAACACCAGTACTATCAATTGATTCTGGATTTAGTGGTATATCCACAACAATAAATAATAGACTATACCAACTTGGAATGACCTTCAACTCTGGAATTGCTTCAGCAGAATTTAATAAAAAGTCTGGAGAAATCATATACATAGATAATAGATCAGCAATACCAAGATCTTCCAGTCAAAAAGAAGATATTAAAATTATATTGGAGTTCTAAAGAAACAAAATGCCACAAAAAACTAATCTTAATGTATCTCCATATTTTGATGATTTTTCAGATTCAAAAAATTATCAAAAAGTACTTTTTAAGCCGGGAACTCCAATCCAAGCAAGAGAATTAACAACTTTACAATCAATATTACAAAATCAAATAGAAAAATTCGGAAATCATTTCTTCAAAGAAGGGGCAATGGTAATTCCGGGTCAAATTGCATATGATTCGGAATATACTTGTGTCCAAATTGACGAAACTCATTTGGGTCTTCCTATTTCATTATATCTAGAAAATCTTGTTGGAAAATTAATTCAAGGAGAAACGAGTGGGGTAAAGGCGAAGGTAGAAAATTATCTACAAAATAATAGCTCAGATATTACGAATAATACTCTTTATATAAAATATCAAAGTTCTGGAAGTATTGATTTCACAACGTCAACTTTTGTGGATGGTGAAAATTTAATACTACTTGAAGATGCTACGTATTCATTATCTACAATTAGGTCTGGGTCTAGTTTTGCAACAACTATAATAGCAAATTCCACTTCTGTGGGATCTGCTGCTAAAATTGCCGAAGGTGTATATTTTTTCAGAGGATTTTTTGTAAAAGTAGATTCACAAACAGTTATACTAGATTACTATGATAATACCCCATCATATAGAGTTGGTTTATTGATTAATGAAGAAATTGCTGTAGCATCAAATGAATATCAAGATTTATTTGATAATGCACAAGGGTTTTCAAATTATGCAGCACCAGGAGCTGATAGATTAAAATTAACAACTTCTTTAATTAAAAAATCAATTACTGAATTTAATGATGAAAATTTTATTGAATTATTGAGGTTGGAAAATGGAATTTTACAAAAATTTGTTAAGACTACAAACTATAATTTAATTAGAGATGAATTCGCAAGAAGAACATATGACGAATCGGGAGATTACTATGTAAAACCATTCGACATCACAGCAAAGGAATGTCTAAATGATAGAATTGGAAATAATGGAATATTTTTTAAAAATCAAAAAACAACGCAAGGCAATAATGTATCAAATGATCTTTTGGGACTATCAATAAGTCCAGGAAAGGCATATGTTAGAGGATATGAAGTAGAAACAATTAATAATACAATAATTGATGTAGAAAAACCAAGGACAACTAATAATGATTATAATCAGGCAATACCATTCAACCTAGGAAGACAAATATTAGTAAATAATGTTTCTGGTTCTATTTCTATTGGATTTGGATCAAGTTCTTTAGTGAATTTATATCAAGGTAGAACAAGTAATTCTGGAATCTCTTCCGGACCCAAAATAGGAGTAGCAAGAGTATATGACCTAAAATTAAAGAATATTGCATATATTAATAAAGCAACGCAGTATGAAATGTCTTTATATGACGTACAGACATATACATTGTTAACATTAAATGCTACTATAACACAATCAGTTCCTGCATTCATTAAAGGAAAAAATAGTGGGGCAAGCGGATATCTAGTTAGTGGAATATCTACTTCCAATTTAATATCATTATATCAAGTTTCTGGATCATTTATGCAAGATGAGCAACTTGAAATTAATGGTATAGATAATAGCAGAACAATAATAACATCAAAGGATTATAATTTTTCGGACGTTCATCAAATAGTAGGAAATGGAGTAAGTTTTAGTGCAGATCCATTACTTTCCAATCCAATTCTATTAGCATCATCTGGATCTCAATTTACAATTTCTGCAAACAGTAGTGGAATTAGTACAGTTACTACATCTAATCCTAATTTTTATGTTGGAATTGGAACAGGAGATATAATTTCGTATACCAAACAAGGACAAACTGTACCTACTTACAATAAAGTAAATAAAATTAGTGCATCATTAAAAAATATTGAAATAGCAAAATTGCCTTCTGTAACTAATGTTTGTGATGGAAGTTTGCCTTCTTCATCTATTACAGCAAACGATTTTAAAAAGGTATCACTAGAAGTCACAAATACAACAAAAAATATTAGTTTGTATTCTAGATTAAACAAAATAAATATATCCAATTTAGATTTAACTGGATCCGATATAGTCATTAGAAAAAGTTACCCAATAACTATATTAAATAATGGTTTTTCTGGACCATTAGTAACTGATTTAGATTTGACTCTCGAACCATTTGATGAAGAGGATTATAATTTAGCATTTACTGATGGAACAATAGAAGAATTGACTAATCAAAAATTAGTCCCAACGGGGAGAGATGTAACTCTACAAAATATCAGTCAAGACGGAGATGCAATTTTAACCGTTACATTTAAAAAAATAAATGTTAAAACAAAGAAAAAAATATTTAATAGATGTTCTTCAATAATTGTTAATAAGTCATCGTTAAAAGGATCTGGAATTGGTTCAACATCATTAAATGATAATTTAACATATAGTCAAATATATGGAACAAGAGTTCAAGATAAAGAAATATCATTAGATGTTCCAGATGTATCGGAAATTGTTGCAATTATCGAATCATCAAATACAAATGACCCAACATTACCATTTATACAATTAACAAACTTATCAGCAAATATTTTAAATGCAGCAAAGGGAGAATCAATCGTAGGGCAAACAAGTGGTGCAGTTGCTATACTAATATCTTCTACGGGAACAAATCAAGTTGATATTGTATATACAAATGAAAATATATTTGCAATAAATGAACCAGTATCTTTTCAAGAATCAAATATACAAGCAAATATTTTAGTTTCCTTTCCTGGTGATAAAAATATCAAAGATAATTATATTTTCGATAATGGACAAAGATCTGATTATTTGGATTTTTCAAGAATTGTTAGAAAATCACAATTCTCACCACCAACTAAAAAAATTAAAATCATTTATAATCATTTTACAATCAATTCTTCGGATACTGGAGATTTTGTTGGGGTTAACTCGTACGATAAAGATTTATATCAAAAAAATCTACCAATAGTTGATGGTATAAGAGTATCTGATATTATAGACTGCAGACCAAGAGTATCTCCATTTAGTGGAACCACAACATCTCCATTTGAATTCCTATCAAGAGAATTCGAATCGACAAATAATTCCTCTACTAATATTTTAGCAAAGGATAAAAATATTAATTTATCTTATGATTATTATTTACCAAGAATTGATAGATTATTTTTAGATAAAGATGGTGCATTTATAATCAATAAAGGTGTCCCGTCAGTATCACCAAAAACTCCAAATGGATTAGATTCTTCACTAGAAATTGCTACGATATACCTTCCTGCTTATATTTTTGATGTTTCTTCTGTTAAAATTGATCTATCATCACATAAAAGATATCGAATGAAAGATATCTCAAGTTTAGATCAAAGATTATCAAATGTTGAATATTATACATCACTATCATTGCTCGAAAGCGATACTCAAAATCTATCAATTAGAGATAAAACTACTCAACTTGATAGATTTAAATGTGGTTTCTTTGTAGATAATTTCAAATCATATAATGGTGGAGATATATCCAATCCATTATATAGATCCAGTGTAGATATTGCTACTGGAGAATTAAATCCGCAACCATATACTACCAGTATTGATCTTTTGTTGGGAGCAGATTCTGTTATTGGTATTGGAACTGCATTAGATCCAAATGTAGATTTGAGATTTGTAAATGATTTAGGAACACCAAATATTAAAAGAGTTGGTGATGTAGTATGTTTAAATTATTCCGATGTGGAGTATGTAAAAAATAAATTTTCTACTAGAATTGAAAATGTAAATCCATTCAACGTTGTTAATTGGATTGGTTCCATTCAGTTGAGTCCATCTTCTGATACTTGGATCGAAACTAGGAAGACACAAAAAACTGCAGATATAGAAGGAAGTTACAATTCATTCATTCAACAGTTAGGAGTTGATACAAATACTGGACTATCTCCAA